TTGTTGGCAATTTCGCGAGACGCGAAACGTGCGCTCGCCAAAATTAACGGCGAACCCGAGTTTGTTCTCTCAAATATGTTTGATAATTTATTCGGCGGGGTTGTTTAGTGGGAACGCGAGGACCGATTAAAGGAAAAGGCGGTCGACCCCCAGGCGGTAACGCCCCGAAACGGAAACGGGCGAGCCGACCCCCAGGCGGTAACGCCCCGAAACGGAAACGGGCGAGCAAGAAAACCGTCAAGTCGAACGGTTCGTTTGTTGCTGAATTGGCAACGTTGAAATTGAAAGACCTCGAACGCCTCGCCGGTCAATTCCGGGAACTAACGCCCGCCGATGGTATTGCCCTCGCGTTGTTTTGGGATGCGCTCGAGCGTTACAACAAACTGAATTCCGCACTCGATGGCGAAAAACTCACGTTTGAGACCGAAAAGGGGTACGTCGGGGCGTTGCCCGAGGTGTCAATGCTCAACAAAACAATTGACCAAATCATAACGCTCGCCGGAAAGTTCGGAATGTCGCCCGCCGATCGGTCACGCCTCGGGGAATCGCCACCCGAACCCGAAACGCCCGCCGACCCGTTCGCGGCTCACCTCGCAAACAACGAATCGATTGCCCGTAATGCGACGAAAAAACAACCGCGCCGCCGTCGATAAGTACATATCGAGGGTATTGAGTGGCAAACAACCGGCGGGGCGGAATGAGATCCTCGCGATCGAGCGTCATATTGACGACCTCAAAAACGCCCCGAGTCGAGGGTTCGATTTCTCGTGGGATCACGCGGATTCCGTTATCAACTTTTTTCCATTGCTCACACACCCGAACGGTGCCGCCGCCGGTGAACCGTTTGAATTAGTACCCGCACAAAAAACATTCCTCGCAATTCTGCACGGGTGGCGACGGGCGGAAACCGGGTTGCGACGATTCCGCGAGGCGTTTCTATCGATGGCTCGAGGTAACGGCAAATCCCCGCTCGCGGCGGGAATGGCGTTGCAATTATTTACGGCTGACATTCCGTTCGAGCTCGGTGCCGAGGTGGTTTGCGCCGCCACAACTCGCCAACAAGCGGCAAAATATGTTTGGAAACAAGCCAAAGCATTTATCACGGAATTGCCGAGCCTCAACGATAGGCTCCGCCTCAAACGTGACACAATCGAGTTTCCGATTGGCAACTCAACGGGCACGTTCGAGCCGCTCGGTTCCGACTCAAATAATCTCGATGGCGGAAACTATCACGCGGCGGTGATCGACGAACTGCACGCGATGAGGGAGCAACACCGAGAGTTGATTGAGAAAATCAACACGTCGATGGGAAAACGGGAACAAGATTTACTCGTCAAAATATCGACCGCCGGCTCGGATCGGTCGCCGTTGTGGATTGAGGAATACGACTACGCAAACAAGGTGCTCGCGGGTGTTGTCACCGACGATCAATATTTCGCCTACATTTTCGAGACCGACGACGAGCTCGAAATCGACGACCGCGACGGGTGGCGACAATCAAACCCGTTGCTCGATCGACTATCAATCGATCGGTTTCAACAAATGTGCGACAAGGCGAAAGCATCGAAACCGCACGAAAACGAGTTTCGCCGTTACAAACTGAATCAAAAGGTTTCCTCGAGGGCGAAAGCCTTTTCGCCGGAATTGTGGAAGCGAGGGAACGCCACACTCTCGGCGTTGGACGGTTGCCGCTGTTTCGCCGGTCTCGATATGGGTTGGCGTAACGACCTCGCGGCGTTGGTGTTGGTGTTTCCGATCGACGGGACGATTGACGAGGACGACCCGATAACGTTCTACGAGATCCTTGGGTTTGCGTGGTTGCCCGAGGAAACCGAGCGCGAAACCGTTCGCGAACCGTTTCGCTCGTTGATTTCCGACGGGTCAATCGAAATCACCGACGGCAACACAACCGATCACCGGGCGATTGTCAGAAAAATCGTCGAACTCTCGAAACGCTACTCGTTGCAAACGATCGCCGCCGACCCGAACAACGCTCGGGCGGTGCTCACTGAATTGACCGACGAGGGGCTCGAGGTGTTCGAGTTTTTCCAAACGTGCCGCAACTACAACGAGCCAACAAACAAATTGCTCGACCTATTAGATTCGGGCCTCGTGCGTCACGGTGCCGACCCGTTGCTCGCTTGGTCTGCCGACAATGTTGTCCTGCGCACCGATTCGCTAGGTTATGTGATGCCCGATAAGAAAAAATCGAGCGAAAAGATAGATCCTACTGTCGCCCTCCTAATGGCATTATCCGAAACAATGTTCGGCGGTCCCGAGCCGAAACCCGAACCAAGAATTCGAGCCCTATGAGCGACGAGTTTAGCTACACGGTAACTACAAACGCCGTTTCGCCTACCGGTGCGGTTGAATCACCTCGCGGGGAATCAACCCTACGGGCTCAATCTCCGTTCAATCAGTATTTGAAAAACCGCTCGGCGGGGTTTGCCGGTGCCACGAATTCGAAAGTCAATGTAAACGAAACGACCGCAATGAGTTTCGCGGCGGTGTTTTCGTCGATCCGTGTTATTTCCGAGAGCAAGGCATCTTTGCCGATTAAGGTATATGAGGTCGACAAAAACGGCAACGAAACTCAAACACGTTCACACCCGGTTGCCGAATTGCTCTCGATCGCTCCTAATTCCGATCAAACGCCGATGGTTTTTCAGGAATTTCAACAATCGCAAATCTTGAGCCGGGGTAACTCGTACGCTCAAATCCATTTCCAACCGAACGGCGAGATCTCACATTTAGAATCGATTCACCCGGAATCAATCGAAATCGGGCGGAACAACGCCGGGTCGATCATGTATCGGGTCACTGACAACGGGGCGAACCCTCGTATTCTCGATCAATCGCAAGTGTTGCACGTTCCGGGTATGGGCGGCGACGGGTTTACCGGGTGGTCACCTATTCGCCTCGCCGCCGAATCAATCGGCATCGGGCTCGCAAACGAGCGGTTTGCCGCGAAATATTTCGGTGAGTTCGCCCGCCCGTCGATAATCGTTGAATCCGAGGACGAGCTCGGGCCCGACAAATACGACACACTACAAAACGCCCTCAACACGAATTATTCGGGCGATAAGGTCGGCGGGGCGTTGTTGCTCGAGGGCGCTCTCAAGGCAAAAACGGTTTCAATTCCGCTCAATGAGTGTCAATTCCTTGAATCCCGAGAGTTTCAAGGCAAGGAAATTGCGTGCCGCTGGTATCGAATACCCGCCCAAATTGCGGGCTACGGTGATGACGCCAAGTATGATCACATGGAGCAAGCCGACCTATATTTCGCGAAACACACGCTCGGGCCCGCGATTACCCGCGACGAGCAAGAATGGCGGCGAAAACTGTTTCGCCCAAGCGAGCGCGGGCGTTTTGTTATCAAACACAACCTCGACGCGTTGCAACGAGCCGACATTAAAACGCGTTATGAGGCTCACGCATCGTCAATTATGGCGGGTTGGAAACTACGCAACGAGGTTCGCCGCCTCGAGGACTTGAACCCAATCGAGGGCGGTGACGAGGCTATACTGCCCGCAAGCGTATTCGGGAACGTAAAACCCGAAACCGACACCGGAAACAAGAAACGAACGGGATCCGAGGGGATCCAAAGGGATCCAAAGGGATCCGACCCTAGACTCGAATTGATGGTACGGCGGTCGGTCGACGGGTTGGTTTCTCGAGAAATCACAACAATCGAACGTGCTAAGCCAAAACCCGACGCAAACTCGAGGCTCGACGCGTTCTACGAGAAGCAACGAACCCTATTTCGGGAACGTTTCGCTGGCATTGTGGGCGATAATTCCGCCGCTCAAATCGACGCAATCGTTGCTCGGCATTGTTCCGAGGCAAAACGAGCCTCAAATTCGTCTAAACTCGCCGGAAATTGGGAGCATGACGCCGCCCAAATCACCGCGTTGATACTTTCACCAAGCCAGATTGAGGTCCCGTAATGACTCAACCAACCCAAAAACACGAACGCCGAAACATAATCAACGAACGGGCAATTGCGAAAATTGAAACCCGCGACGATGGCAAGCACCATTGTGTAGGGTATTCTGCGGTGTTCTACCGAGCCGGTGTTGCTGGCACCGAATTCGAAATGTTCGAAAATACGTTTGAGCGAATCATGCCGGGCGCGTTTGACGATATCGGCTCGGATGACGTGCGAGGGTTGTTCAATCACTCGGCGTTGCACATTCTAGGGCGTAACGTGTCGGGAACGCTCAAGCTCGACGTTGACGAAACCGGGTTGCGGTACGATATCACGTTGCCCGATACGCAAGTTGGGCGAGATCTAGTTGAAACGATCTCTCGAGGTGACGTGAGCGGATCCTCGTTTGCGTTTCGCGTGGTCGATGACAACTGGAGTACCTCGACAACCGATGAGGTTGAGGTGACCGTTCGGGAAGTGTTCAAAGTCAAAACCTTCGATGTTGGGCCGGTCACATATCCCGCTTATACGGGCACCTCAACCGATGTTGCGAACCGTTCCCTCGATTCATACCGCCTCGAAATATCGCAACGGCTAAAATCCAAAACCTCGCGTTCTCGCCGAGCGAAACTCGCCAGACTACGGAAATAGAAATGTCGGGATCCCTATTAGCCACGTTCATCGAATTCAATATGCCGTTTTTGGGTATCGGTGCGGGGCTCGGTTTTATTGCTGCGTTGATGTTTCAAACCGAGCCGGATGTCGGGCCCGCAATTGTGCTCGCCCTATTGTTGGCGTTTGCCGGGGCGTTTATCGGTACGTTCGCCGGTCTCGTTGCTTACGCCGCAAATTGAAACGCGGGATGAACAAACGACACCATACCGACCGCAGATTAACGGGCACATAAAACATATAAGTGACCACACACGGCGGGCGAGGGGTGCGGGGAGGGGGATCCCCCTGTGGTTCATCGCTCGCCGTGTTGCCCCGCTAAAACATACCGGCGCACCGTTTCCAAATTGGAAACCGAGCCCGCGTTCAACGTGATTCCTCGGTTCACGCGAACCGTTCAACGAGTTCGAGCAGTTTCTCAATAACTAAACTCGTCAGGAATCGAAACAATGCGCGGAACAATCACAATCAACCGAATTCTAAACGCGGTGCTCACGCTCTCAATTATTCTCGTTGCCATTCCGGTAATGGCAATTGACGGGGGCAGTGCTGGGGCACTCGTTGGGGCGTTGCTACCCGCCGCCACGATTGGGGCAATGGCATTGCGGGCGTTATTGGACCGCCGCACGCTTATCGAGGCGGAGGTTGCTGAATTAGAGGCTCGAGACGATCTCGACACGGAAGCCGAAACCCGTTTCGACGGTGTTATTGCCGAGTATGAATTACTGAACGCGGCAATCACCGTTAAGGAAAAGGCAAGCAACCGTAGCGACAAATTGAGTGCGTTGCGTCAAACCGCACCGGCGGGCGGTTCGGGTGGCGGGTTCACACCGTTGCCGGGTAACACAAACGTTCCCGATCAAGGCAATCAACGACAACTCGACCCGGTAGAACACCCCGACTCAAAGAAATACTCGTTGCTAAGGGCGATTCATTTGCTCGGTAACAAACGTTCGGTTGATGGTTACGAGGGCGAGATTTCGCAAGAAATGGCGAAGCGAAGCGGCAAAGATCCTCAAGGGTTCTTTATGCCGATGGCGTTGCGTTCAAATCCTCGGGATGTTGAGCAACGTACCGATTTAAATATGACAACGGGCGTCGGTGGTCTGCAAACCGCGACCTCGAACACAATGATTGGTTTGCTACGCAATAAATCGCAAGTCATTCGGCTCGGGGCAACAATGCTTAACGATATGGTTGGGGATTTTGATATCCCGAAACAGTCAGCGAGCGGTACGGCGTATTGGGTCGGTGAAGCAACCGCCCCGACCGTTGGCAATCAAACGATTGGTCAAGTTGCGTTTAGTCCTTCGACGGTTGGTGCGTTTACGGATTACACCCGCAAATTTACGAAACAAACCTCGATTGATGCCGAGGGGTTTGTGCGGGGCGACCTAAACCAAGTGCTCGCGATTGAATTAGACCGCGCCGCGTTGAACGGTTCGGGCTCGGGTGCTGAACCCGAGGGAGCACTACAGAACTCGTCAATTTCGACGATCGCAATTGATACAAACGGCGGGGCGCTCACGTGGGCCTCGGTTTGTGATCTCGAAACCAATGTCGGGGCGGCAAATGCCGACGCCGAAAATATGGCGTATCTGACTAATGCAACCGCTCGAGGTCACGCAAAGCAAAAAGTTAAAGTTGCGAGCACCGATTCGCGGTTCATCTGGGAAGAGGGCGAAATAAACGGATACCCCGCCGCCGTGTCGAACTCCGTGCCGTCGAACCTCACAAAAGGCTCTGGCACCGCACTCTCGGCAATGTTGTTCGGGGACTTCTCAACGGTATTTATTGCCACGTGGGGCGGAATCGATGTCAATGTCGACCCGTACTCGCTCTCAACAACTGGCAACGTTCGGGTTGTTGTGTTGCTTGATACTGATATTCAATTCCGTCACGTCGAATCACTCGCGAAAATCGTCGATATCGACACGGCTCTGTAGAAAAACTCCGGGCCTGCGTGGTTGGTCTCACGTTGGCACCTCCTTGAACGGGGGCGGGTTTCGACCCGCCCTCGTTTTTTTATGTTTCCAATTTAAGCGAGCGAGCGAATATGAGTATTGAATTAATTAAAGCGAGAGTGTCTAAGGCTGGGTTGATCGGCACTAAGTATTTTGCCGTCGGCGACACCGTCGAAGTGCCCGAGGATCGAATCAAAACGTTGGAAAAACGCGGAGTTCTGAACGGTGCGGTTGGAACTCCAACGAAAACAAAAGCAAAACAAGCAAAACCAAAGTCGGATAAAAAATAACAACCCGGCGTTTCACGTGTGTTCGTTCGCCGCGTTGATCGGCACACACTATTTCGTGATCGGCGAAACGTGCGCGGTTGGCGACATACCCGCCGACCGTGCCGAGGCGTTGGAGGCCCTGGGGGTTCTCAACGGTGAAATTGAAAAGCCCAAGCCCAAGCCCAAGCCCAAGCCGAAACCCAAGCCGAAACCCAAGCCGAAACCCAAGCCGAAACCCAAGCCGAAACCCAAGCCGAAAAAACGTCGATGAAAAACGCCCCGCCAAACTACGAGCGAACGGTCGACCCAACAACCGAACCGTTGACGACCGCCGAGGCAAAAACGCAATTGCGGGAATCCTCGAGCGATTTTGATACGCAAATCGACGAGTTAGTGAAAGCGGCTCGGGCAATGGTCGAAACCCGCACCGGGCGGGGCTTGGTCGATCAAACTTGGAAAGCGACGCTTAACGCGTTTCCCGACGGTGACGAAATCCCGCTCTCACACGGTCCTATTCAATCAATCACGTCGGTGACCTATCTTGACGCCGACGAGAACCGCCAAACGTTCTCGAGTTCGTCCTATACGCTCGACAAGTTCGGGCGAGGGTTCGTTTCGCTCAACGAATCGGCAAATTGGGCAACCGGGATAACCGAGCAAGCGGGCTCAATTGAGGTTATTTTCGTCACTGGTTACGGGTCGGCATCGACCGACATACCGAGCGATTTACTATCCGCGATTCGGTTACACGTAGAGGATCTCTATTGTGGGGAGAATCAACACAAAACCCGCGAACAGGCGATACGCTCGCTAATCACACCGTACATTGTTCGATGATGAGATACCCCGACAAAATCACCGTACAACAACTAATCGCAACCCCGACGGGTGACGAGTTGGGTGACGGTGTCGACCTCGAACTCGGGGCGAATTGGGAAACCTATCACGAGCCGTTTGCCACGGTCACCGCTCGAGGCGGTCGTGAGTTCGAACGGTTTGGGATTATCAACGCCGAGGTTTCTCACGTGTTCACCGTGCGCAACGGATCTGAAACGCTAGCGGTGACAAGTCAAAACCGGATTGTGATTGGTACTCGTCGTTTTGAAATCACCGCCTCGTACGTTCCCGTTTCTAGATCTCGTGAGGTTCGTTTCGAGGCAACCGAAATCAAATGATGTTGATTTTTCCAACCGTTGACGGGTTTTACACTGACACGGGAAATATTGCCGTGTCGGTCCCCCATATCGTGAGTTTGAGTGAATCTGAAATGTTTGACCAAACCAGTTCTAAGCCTGAACCTAAACCCGTTACCGGGTTGGTTGATAGCAACGGGAATCGATACACAATCAAACTCGAATTTTCCGAGGTTGTCGCGTTAATCGAAAAACTCCTATATGACGACGCCGACGAATAGCACAACAAGCGACGAAATCGAACAAACGCTCGGCGAGTGGTTTCTCGCGTCGGTTGCTGGGAAAGAAGAACACCGCGATTTAGTCGAGCATAATCTCGCCATAATTCGCGAGAATATTCAAGCCCTGAACGCCCAATTGCACCGACACGAGCTATTGCTCAATGCGTTTGACGTTGGGGGGCCGGAAAACCTCACCCGTGAGATTTTCGTATTAACGCCCAAGCTCGCCGGGAGCATTCAACCAGAACCCCCACAAACGAGGCCTCGGTGAGTGTAGTAAGCAAAACAACCGGGATTGCGGAAATCGACGCTAAACTAGCGGCGCTCGCTTCAAAATCCGCTCGCCGGGTTGCACGGAAAGCAACAAACGCGGGGCTCAAGGTGATCACCGATAAAATACGATTAGAAATCAAAACCGAGCCGATCTCGCCTCAACTCAAGCGAGCCCTATTGCGTACGGTCGGGCGACGATTCAAACGAGACTCGAGAAGCGACTCAATGTCGGCGAAAGCGGGGCTCGGTGTCGGCAAGAAATCCAAACCGGCAAAACGATCGGGAAAAAACAAGGGCGGCGTTGGCCTCACAACTCGCAATTTACACTGGTTCGCCCTCGGTACAATTCAACGGTTGGTGACAACTCGCCGAGGTTCCTCACTGAAACGTAAACGATACTCGGGCCGAATCAAAGCGGTTCCGGCGGTTGCTCGAGCGGGTCGGAAAGCCGCAACCGAGGCAATCTCAACAATTCGCCGAGTTGCCCTCGAGGAAATCGCGAACGAGGTGAAAAAACTTTGATTCGTTCGCCGAACGTTCGCCGAACGTTCGGCGGTTGTCACGCGGTTGTCACGCGGTTGTCACCGCAAAACGCCCGAAACCGGTCGATTCTAAGCCCGCAAACCGCGTTTGTGCCGTGCTATGGGTCACCTGCGGAACGCTAGCGAGCCTCCAGCGCACCCAAATCGGCGAGTATGCCGGAACTCGCCCTAAAAACTCACCTCATTGCACAAACCGCGATTGCCGCAATTGTGGGCACTCGGATTGCGTTTGGTGATATCCAACCCGCGCGGGATGGCGTGCCCGACATACTGTTTAGGTTGAATTCGCTGGACAACGAGGAAACGTTCGACGGCAACGGCGAGGATCTCCAATTCCCATTATTTGAGTTCGAGTGCCGCTCGTGGAAACCCTCGCAAACTATCACGCTCGCAAATCTCGTGCGGCGTGCCCTGCGTGAATTACGCACCGGCGCAACAATTTCGACCACTAGCGGGAATGTTGTAATCGATCAACTCTCAATTTTGGGGGTTGAGGACGATTCGACCGAAATTGAGGGAAACGGCAAAACGCGTTTGATCTATTCTCGAACGGTCCTAACGCAACTCGGTTTCCGCTATTCGGTCGCGGCGGTTACATAACAACTCACACACGGAACGGGAACAATGGCGAAAATTCAATGTAAGGGTACGGCGCTCAAAATTGATATTGCGACGGTTTACACCGCCATCGCACAAGCAATTTCGATAAAGCCGCCGGTAATGCGTTCGCTCGATTTTGACTCAACAACGCTCGACGGTGGCGTTGGTATGACAAAAGACGTTAGCGGGTACGGCGAGGGCGGTGAGTTCGAATCCGAAATTTTCTGGGATCCAGAACTCGCACCGCACGCGGCAATCACGGACAACATTACAACGCCCGCCGAGACCTCGTGGCAAATTCTGTTTGTGAACGCGGGCGCCTCGCTACTCGATTTCGATGTTGCTGGGCTCGAGCTAAGCCCCGCCGTCGATATGAAAGACGGGCTCAAAGCGTCGGTTAAAGGAAACGTGAGCGGGTTACCCGTCATCACTGTCTAGGAACTTGGAGGGACCGCAACGCCCGAGGGTTTATTGCATTTTCGCTCGGGCGTTGTGCCTCCTGGTTACCGTGCTCATCGATGGATCGAATGAAAGCTCGCCTTACACGAGACCAAGACGTAAGAACCGACGCACCGAAAGCGGTGCGGGACGGTTGGGTGCGTCAACACCTACTCGGTGAGATTACAAAAATACAACTCGCTGAATTGCTCCGGCGGCGAGCCAAAGCGGGCGATATAATCGATCACCCGAGAGCGCATCGCCTCGTCCAAATGGGAATTGCCGAGCCCGCCGACACCGAGTGTGCGATTGCCGCTAATTTCACCGACAAACAAATTACGGCAGCACAACTCGCGAGCGAGAAAATCGAGGCCGGAAACAGTCTGCCCGAATCACTCGCCCATTTGAACGCCGACGCACCCGAATCGGACGAAACCGCAATCACCGGGTTTGACGGCGAGGATGACGACGACGACGACTCGCCGTTTTCTAGACAATGAAAACACCCAAGCCAAAATCGTTGCCAGCAACCGAGCAACCCGAGCCCGAGCCCGATTACCGAATGACACCCCGCGAGTCTGACGATAAACGCGGGCAATTCACTACCTCGAACGGGTGGCAAACATTCAAAGCGTTTGGCATTTGTATTGCCGGTTACGTAATGGCAAACGTTAAAGACTCAGATCCCGAAATGCTCACCCGTACGCTCGAGCAACTCGGTTCGTTACTCGGTTGGCCTGCCCTGCCAACCCTCGGCATTGCTCTTTTTGAATGGTTCCGAAAGGACCAATAACCCTAAAGCGAGGAAATTATGGCACTATCAACCGCAACGGATTTTCTAGCCTTAAAAGGCAAACGGCGTTTCGCACCCGTCACCGGTCTCGAGGATTTGGGACTCGCGGCGAGAATGCGTTCGCTTTCGGAACGTGAGCGAGCAACCTACGAGGCCCAATTATTGAATCCCAAAAAAGGCGGGTTCAATATCAATCGGCTCAAAATGGCGAAAGTGAGTTTGATCATTCTCTCGCTCGTCGATACTGAGGGGAATCAAATATTTGCCGACAACAACGCGGGCGATATGCTCGAGCTCGATTCGGCGTTGACCGATCACCTATACGAGCAAGTTCGGGAACATATCGGGTTTGACGAGGGCGACATTGAGAAACTGACGGGAAACTCCGAAACGCCGACGCAAAACGATTCGCCTATCGTTTAGCGTTGGCAACCGGGCGTGTTGATGTTGAGGAAATGCTCGGTGAGATGACGCCGCGAGAGTTCGCAGAATGGCGAGCGTTTGAGCAACTCGAGCCGTTCGGGACAAAACAACTCGCTCACATGTTGGGTCAATTGTTGAGGTCTCAACATTCGAGCGAAATCGAGGATTCTGACCTCGCCGCGTTGATGGGTTATATCGAACCCCTCGAGGCGGTCGATTCGGTGTCGAGTGCCGAGGCGGTCAAACGTGGTTTCGGGGTAGTTTAGGCGGCAAACGATGCAGATTCCCAAGTGGTTCATCTGGTTGGCTGGGGTGATTTTGATTCCGGGCGTTACCTTGTTGGGTGTTTTGTCGATTAAGACATACACCAACGAAACCCGAATCGAAAGCCTCGAGAACGAACGAACAACAACGCGTGACGCACTCGAAACGCAAACCGAGGCGATTGTGAAGCTACGAATTGAAATTCAACGTTTGCTCGTAGTTTCGCCGGGTGACGTGGTTAGAAAACTCGAACAACTCGAGGATCGGCTCGACGACGCCGCAAACGCTAGGCGTCACGCTGCCAGCGTGACGCCGTGAGTGTTCCAAGTGTTCCAAATCGTTGGAACACTGGAACAACGCAAGCCAGCGCACCGTTCCTCGCCAAGTATGGCAACACTCGGCGATATCGTTATCAATCTGCGAATGAGTTCGCGGGGGGTAACTCGTAGCACTAAAAAGGCCCGCTCGGGCCTGCGTGGTATGCGCGAGGAATCCGATACGTCGAGTGTTTCGTTGAGAC